TGATTTATTTTCTGCAGATACTTCTGCATTTTTTTGATGTCGTTTAAATGATGCCATTCTTGCAATAGTTTTACGACTGATATTTTCTTTCTTTGCTAATTGATTTGCTCTAGTCCAACCTATTTGGGTCATACCTTTTACTTCCCCTTTATGCTTATCACGCCATTTAAGTACCTTTTTAGCGTTGTTCACTGCACTCTGGGGGTAATCGTTATAAGTCTCAAGATTAATCATCTTACCCTGAAAAGAACGATAACAAATAGCTATTGCTTGGCTCTTGTCGTGGTATCTCATAAGTTGAGGTACACAGCGAATCATATAGTCGCTTTGCTTTTCTCCTGTTTTTTTGTTTGGTATAGGCATTTAATAAAATTTAAAATGTAATACTATTATTAATAAATAGATATTGAGTTCGTTATAGTCAGTTTCATTTTCTTTTGGAAAATAGCTGAACCCCACTAGTAACCCTACCAACGACCTATCTACTATGTTGAACTCCCATTTCATTAGCAATTATCACAATCTTCCCAAGTATAATATTTACCTCGTTTTTTAGTAACTAGAACTTGTCTTCTATTGTCTTTTTTGCTTTTGTATGAAACGTGCAACCATTTAGGCTCGTGACCAAATTCCCAAATTAATTGGTCAAAATCTAAATTATCTTTGATGTAATGAAACATCTCAAGATTCGTTTTGCCACCTAAAGAAGTTATGTCTATTGCGTTTCCTGTTAGGTGTGAAGATACTGCTGACCCTCTTAAACCTGTATTTAATTCTTCGCATCTATAAAAGCTGTTTACTTTAATTGGATTCTCTACCCACTCCCTTAAAGGTTCAAAGACCTTTTCAGCCACCAATTCCATATTTTTGATATGTTCAGCAGTAGGCTTGTTTTTTATGCCATATTTAGTAGCATAATCAGAGTGAGTAGCTTCCTTAAAAGAAATGTGTTTACTTATCTTTTTCTTCATCTTTGATTATTTCATAAGAACCATCTTGTAAGTTGATATTAATTTTACCATACTTTTCTTCAAGTTCTTTTTTAGATTTATCTTGTTCTACCATTAATTCAGCATACATATGGTTTAAACTATGCTTCTGAGTTTCTAGCAATCCCAAGTCGTGCAAAATTGCACCTTTCTTTTTTTCTTGTTCTTGTAATGATTCTAATTCTTTTTCTTCGATTTTTGACATTTTATTTATTTTTAAGATTAAGTTACTAAGATACTAATTTTTACAATTACATTTTTGTTTTAATGAATCTACTTCTGCTTTTAGTTCTTGTATTGACTTAACTAATAAAGGAACTATTTTAGAATAATCAACAGACTGAATTTCTTCTGCATCTTTTTCTCCTGTAACTGCATCTGGTAAAACATCTTGAAGTTCGTGAGCCATAACTCCATAACTTCTACTTTCATCTGTTTTCCATTTAAAGTCATAAACAGGTATTTTAGAAACCATATCTAATCCTGCAAAATCTTGTAAATCTTCTTTTAATCTATAATCAGAAGATGTATTGTAAGATGTTGAAGATGCAGTTGTAACTACACTACCTACCACTGTTGCATTATGAAAAAACTGCATTTGTGTGTGGGTACTACCACCATACCCACCTAATTTTAAGGTAACATCTCCACCTGAACCAAATACTGCACTTACTACTGAAGATTCAGGGGTTGTAGTTTGTGTGTTTATTAAAACACGCCCCCCAGATGTTATACGCATTCTTTCTGTTACACTGCCAGGAGCACTTGTACTCGTTCCTGTTCCAAAAGATATACCTGAACCATTTCCTGACCCATTAAATTGCATATACCCCATCCAAGTACTATCAACTTTCATTGAAAGTCTCATACCCTGTGTTGTCCAGTCAGTACCATTAGCATCCCTAACAGAATTTATATATAATTGGTTAAAATTAGTTACAGAATTTTGAAATGCTGCTAATATTTGATAATTGCCTACATTATTTCCTAAATCATTTGGTCTTCTAACAGTTAATGCAACACCACTTTCAGGACTTGTATTTCCTAAACTTGCAGTTCCATCAGATGCTATACGCATTCTTTCTATATTACTTGTATTAAACAATATATTTGTTGCAGCTTCATTATCAAATTGTATATCTCCTCCAGTACTATTTCTTAATATAATATCGCCACTTGATGTATTTCTTAAATATAAATTTCCTGTATTATTATCAATAAAACTATGAGAACCATCGTGGTATAATTGTAAGTCTTGACTGTCACCAATTTTTAATTTAGTAGAGTCAGAATCTAAAGTAACATCTCCATAAAAAATTGCTTGACCAGAACTATCTATACGCATTCTTTCTGCACCATTATTGTAAAATGTTAATGGTTGTGCATATTGAGCAGCAAATCTTACTTCTGATGCTGACTGAAACCAATAAGAATAATTGCCATCTGATATTTCATTTCTTATTACACCATTACCTGTATATTGTAATTCTCCTTGAGCAGTTATACGCATTTTTTCGGTGTTATTAGTGCCAAAAGCAATATGTGCATTAGCTTGATTCCAAAGAAAACCACCTGAAGCATTATTTAAATAAAGACCACTTGAACTTCTTATAGCACCTGTAATATCTAAAGGATAAGATGGCAAATCAGTCCCTATTCCTACGTTTCCTCCATTTGGATTTAATAGTAATTTCTTGCTTGTAAAAGATGTGTTTCTTCCTGCTGATTGTATATATGCAGCATCAACACTATCATCAGCACCCATATACATAGATGTATAAGCATTAGATGCGTTTGAATTTATTGCTAATCCGTGTCCAGTATGAGAATCATAATCTCCATTATTTAATATATCTAATTTAGATTGTAATGGTGCTGCTCCTATCCCTATATTTCCTGAACTGTCTATGGTCATTCTTGGTGTGCTTCCAGTACTAAATTTAATAATCCCTGTACTACTTTGAGCATCTATATCCCAAGTATCGCCCTGATTTGTAGTTGTAGAACAATTAAACATCAAACCTCTTGCACTTGCAGCATCATCTCCTGCTAATAATAATTTATCTCCTATTGAAGTATTAACAAAAGAACCTAAACCATTTGTGGTAACACTAAAAAGAGTACCATTAATGTTTTCATTTAAATCAAAATTACCTGTAGCATCATTTCTGTCTATATACCAATATGAAGCTGTACTGTTTGATATTGCTAAACTACCTCGAACGTCTAAAGTTTTTACTGGATTATCAGCACCTACTCCTATTCCTACATCTCCTACAAAAGTTGAGTTTCCTGAGTAATCAATCTTAAAAATATCTTGACCCCTTGTTCCTAGTATTAATGATGTACCACCAAAATCGCTGTTGTTTAATAAACGCATAGCATCATCTGATTGGTCATAAGTAATAGAACCTAAAATTGTTGTTCCTGCACCAGATTGTTCAAGACCTAGCATAGTTTCATTACTTGCAACAGATTTTTTAATTTTTACATTTCCACCATTTACTATTACATCTCCTGCAAAAGTTGCGTTAATTGGGTCAAGTTTAAAAGCATTAGTACCATTATTATTAAAAAAGAATCCTTCATCATTAATACTATTTAATATCATAGCACCTGTAGAATCAGTAGATATTTCAGTTGCCACTCCATTATTTGGTCTTTGTAAAATAAGTTTATTACCACTTCTTATTTCTACATCTCCTGCAAAAGTTGATTTTCCAGTACTGTCTATTCTTACTTTTGTTGATGACCCAATATTAAAAATAAGGTCATTTTGACTTCTAATAGCAAAATCATTATTATTAACAACTGGGTTACTCAAGTGTGAGCCTGTTCCTATATAACCAATTATACCATCATCTCCTGATACATATTTATTAAAAACACCCCCATTTCCTGCTGCAGTTTGTGTCGTATTTGTGCCCCCTTGAACTGATAAAACTGACAATGTGCTTCCTTGAGTAAGTGAGCCTATTACTGCTGATGTACCAACATTTAATCCTGCATAGCTTCTTAATAAACCTAAAGTTTCTAATCCACCTGATGTTCTAAAAGCTGTATTTGCAGCTACTCTAGTAAGTGTTAAACCATTAATATTTATACCTGCATCAGTAGTTGATATAAACGAGGTTGCAGAAACAGTACCTGTAGAAATAAAACTTGAACTTTCTAATCCTGCTACAACTAAATCTGCTGATTCATATCCTGTTGCACCAATATTAACTGTCGTTGTAGGTTCAACAGTTGTGCCTTTGAATAGCTTAAATTTATTGCTATCAGATGCATCAGAAAATAATCCTAAGAATCTGTCTGTGCCATCATTGTAATCTCCATATAATCCAATGTCTAAACTATTAGCTGTATTGTCTTTTGCTAGTTGTATTAAAGGGTCAACTACTGCTAGTGTTTGACTGTTTACAGTTGTTGTTGTTCCGTTTACAGTTAAATCTCCTGCTATTGTTACATCACGACCAAAACTAGCATCAGCATTTCTTGATATTGTTAATGCTGTTGTGTCTAGTGAGTTTGCATCTGATGTTTTAAATACTATTGATTTGGTTACTGCACCTTGGTTAATCCTTAAATCTCCTGCCGTAGTTTTTATTTGTGCGTCTGTATTATCATAAACAAAAGTAAATTGATTTCCATCTCCTAATTTTATAAATTCATTACTACCTACAATTACACCATCTGCAAATAAATCTCCTGTTACTGTTACGCCTGAACTTATAGTTTCAATCTTTTTAGCAGCATTAAAATATAAACTAACTGCACCACCTTCAATAGCAGTTAAATAATTTTCTCCATTAGATGCCCATAATCTCAAATTTGTTCCTTGTAATCTTAATTCTCCTGTGCCATTATCAACAATTCTACTATTACTTCCATCGTGATATATTTCTAAATCAGACCCTGTTCCATAAATAGACTTTACATTATCGTTGTGGATAGTATCGCCTGTCATTGTTCCACCAATTAAAGGAAGGAAAGAACCACCTGCTCCAGTAATTGTGCCTGTAACTTCTAAATTACCTGTAACCTTTGCACCATCTGTAAGGGTTTCAAGTCTTTTTATATTATCATAATAAAGTTCTGCTCCCCCATTACCAAAAAACTTTGCATAATCTTCTGAGCCACCATTATTTCGTAGAATAAGATTACTAGACTCTAATATTAAAAAAGATGATAAACTTTCTATTTTATCTTGATTTGTACCATTATGATAAATCTGTAAGTCAGACCCTGCACCGAATATAGCTTTTCCGTTATCTAAAAAGGTTGCATTTGCTCCTACTGTTACATCTGTTGTAGTAGATAAAGCGCCTGTAACTGATACACCTGTTGATGAGGTTTCAAATTTCTTTGAATTGTTGTAATATAATTCTAAGTTACCATTTGCATTTGCTAATAGTGAGGTTTCATTTGTGTTTGTTCTTAAAAATATTGCCCCTAAAGATGATAGATATACATTTCCTGTTGTATTATTTACAACTGCGTGAGTACCATCGTGATAAACTTCTAAATCATTTCCTGTGCCATATAAAGATTTTACACTATCTCCGTGTAAAGTATTACCTGTCATAGTACCCCCTGCAAGTGGCAAGAATGAACCACCTGCCCCTGTGATAGTTCCACTTACTACAAGATTACCAGTAACATCTATTCCTGATGTTGTTGTTTGTAATTTTTGTGAATTTTGATAATATAATTTAACACCAGTATCTCCTGCTATAATTAAACTACCATTAACATTTGAAATTTTATGATTTGGAGCAAATAACTGTAAATTATCAGTCCCTTGTATTCTTAAATTACCACCTGAAGAATCATTGAATATTCTATTTCCATTACTAAAAGTTCCTCCAAATGATATTACACCGACATCTGTAGGCGTTCCATTGTTTGTAGTTGTTGTTGGTAACTGTATGCTTTTTTGTATAACTATATTATTTGCTCCAGTTGTATTACCAAAAGATAAAACTTCCTCTAAGGTATCTGAAGTAGCAAATTTACTATCTACATATAGTTTTACAGCAGCACTTGTAGGAAGTGAAGTATTATTATCAAAGTTTTCTATTCCATCAGTAGAAGTTACATAACGAGTTATTGTAACCCCTGTGCCTGTGTCTTTTAGTGAACCCCATTCTAATATATTAGAAACTTTAAAATCTCCTGCAGTATTTACATAAAGACCTGATTGGTTTCCTGAACCATCTGTTAATTCTTTTAAAGAAGCAGTTATTGCAGCATTATCGATTGTCTTAAATAGACCCTCATAAGTTGCAGAAATTTTAGTGTTAAATAGAGTTGCCATACTTTAATTTTTTTGTTTTATTATTTTGTATCTTTTTTAAAAAGACTCTTAATTTTATTATATTTTTTTCTTTTGGTTTATAACTCATAATACCCATCCATTAAATGTTGCATCATAACTAGGAAATATATCATCATTTGTGTTGTTTGTGTATTCAGGATATGTTGTTTCATTAAATGACATAAAATCAATAAATCTTCTTGAATACCACTCTGCATTAGTTCGAGCTTTTTCAGTCAAATAATCAACCTCTTCTTTACTTACCGTTTCTGCATTTTCTGAACGATGTTTAAACATTCCCCCTTGGCGAATTTGATAACTTGCAAACGGGATATAATCAACTTGGGCAAACCATATTAACATAGGAACAACATAATCATCTAATAATGTTTTCCACCTTGCATTCGCGGGCTGGTCAATATTTGGAATTGCAGCTGTTAACCCATCATACAATTTTGTCCCCATATAATTTTGAATATGTATTTCTTGCGCTAATTTTATAAAAAAAATAAATTTATCACTATTTACGTTTCCGTCAATAATTGAGTTTCTTACAAGATCAGTTCTGTTTATAAATAATACTGTTGCCATAATTTTTTATTTAGGGTTCCATTGTCCTTTACCTGGCTGTTTGCCGGTTGCTACTGCTGCTTTTTTACTTCCACGAGGATTTCTTAAATAACTTTTTGGAATAGTTTTTGTTTTTTTATAATTCCCTAAATTTTCAGAAACCTCTGTGTTTGAATCTAATCTATAAAG